CCATCAAGACAAGCGTGACTCCGAATGAAAAGATCATTGTCTTTGATGGTGCTCTCGAAGTTTTACCTAATCCATTCAACTCATCAGCTTACGATCCAAGAAGCCACGCCAGAAGGGTGATGGAATTGATTGAGGCTGCAATGGAAGGTCGGATTCCAAATGGAATGGAAAGCTATTCGATCGGTGGACGGAGCCTGAACAAGATTCCTCTAGGCCAGCTTCGTGAATTATACGAAAAGTATAAGCAAGATGTTGAGCATGAGGTTCAAGCTGAACGACTAACCAATGGCCGCAAAAGCGGAAAGAACATTGGGATACGTTTTAACAAGCCGAGCGGCATTAATGCCCAAGGCTATTCTTACATCGGATGAATAAGCTGATTGCCCAAATCGCAAACCGACTTGGATTTCAACCAATCCAAAAACGTAGTTTTGCTGGTGCTGCGATTAATCGCCTTACAAACGATTGGCTTAGTCCAATCAGCAGTGCAGACCAAGAGATTCGTTCGTCGCTTTCACGATTACGTGCAAGGTGTCGCGAGCTGGAACGGAATAATGATTATGTCCGACGCTATCTTGAAGGATTGAGCAGCAATGTTCTTGGGCCAAACGGAATCGGGTTGCAAATGAAAGTGACCGAGAACGGAGGTCGCCCAGATGTTATTGCCAATGACTTAATTGAAAAGGCATGGAAGGAATGGAGTCGCGCAAAGAATTGTTCAATCAATGGCAAGTTTACTTGGCTTGATATTCAAAGACTCGCACTTCGTTCAACCGCACGTGATGGAGACTGCATCATTCGCATGATCAGAAACAATGGCGGTTTTAAACTTCAATTGCTTGAAGGTGATCGTCTCGACATCAACTATAACGTTGAAGAACTCTCGAATGGCAATGAAGTGCGGATGGGTGTTGAGTTGGATAAGTTTGGAAGTCCAGTTGCTTATCATTTACTAGATAAACATCCGGCAGATGTAAGCAATGTGAACGCAAGGCGCGAACGCATTCCAGTCGATCAATGCTTGCATCCTTTCATCAGTGACCGAATCGCTCAGACTCGCGGTTATCCGTGGATGGTTTCTGCGATGACTAGACTTCAGATGCTTGGTGCGTATGAGGAAGCAGAAATCACAAGTGCCAGAATTTCTGCATCAAAGATGGGCTTCATAATTAAGGAGCGTGCAGATGGGTACATGGGAGAAACTGATGAAGCAGGCAATACTCTTATGGATATTTCGCCTGGCTCAATTGAAGAATTGCCAATGGGAACTAGGTTTGAATCCTGGAATCCAGATCATCCGACTGGCAATTATGCTGGCTTTGTTAAGAGTTGCCTTCGAGGTATCGCCGCTGGGCTTGGTGTTAGCTACAACATGTTAGCCAACGACCTTGAAGGTGTGAACTACTCAAGCATTCGTGCGGGTTTGATGGATGAACGTGAGTTCTACAAATCAGTTCAGAGATGGTTTATCGATACAATCACAACACCAATCTTTGAAGCATGGCTGGAAACAAACATTTTAAACGGAACACTCAATCTTCCAGTAGCAAAGCTTGAGAAGTTCAATGCACCGGATTGGAAACCTCGTCGCTGGGCTTGGGTCGATCCTGAGAGAGACATCAACGCACAGATCAAGGCAGTGGATAATCACTTCAAGTCACGTCGTCAGGTTATATCTGAAGGCGGTGGAGACATTGAAGATGTGCTTCGAGACATCAAACGTGACGAGGAATTAGCAGAAGAGGTTGGTTTGGATAAACCCGAAGAAGACACAAATTAACTGTTGCCGGATTTCCAAATCGAATGATGATAAAAAAATGAACGGAGAAAAAAGGTTCAGAGAACTTAATATAGAACGGAAAGCCGTAGACGAAGAGTCGCGCACCGTTGAACTCGCGTTCTCAAGTGAAGAACCATACGAAAGAAGTTTTGGCTTAGAAATTCTTGATCACGATCAAGAGAGTGCTGATTTCTCTCGATTACACTCAGGAGCACCGCTTTTAGTGAACCATGACCCAGATGATCAAATCGGAGTTGTGGAATCCGCTCGCATAGACGACGACCGAATTGGTCGTGCAGTTGTGCGGTTTGGAAAATCACAGCGTGCTCAAGAAATTTTCGGCGACGTGGCTGAAGGAATACGCCGATTGGTTTCGGTCGGATACTACGTCAAACAAGTGGAAAAAATGAAACGTGGCGACGATGAGCTGGTAACTTATCGAGTCAATTCATGGCAGCCACTTGAAATATCACTGGTGGCCGTACCAGCAGACCCGACCGTCGGAGTGGGACGATCAGTGGAGCCTGAAGATAGTGAAACCACCGAAACCAAAACCTCAAACGAGGAAACTATAATGAAAGAAGAATCTACTGTAACAGTCGACGCTTCGCCTAGTATTCAAGTTGATGAATCTCAGATTCGTAAACAAGAAGCAAAGCGCAGCAAGGACTTAGTCGCTCTAGGAGCGAAATACAACTGCATCGATGCTGCTCAAAAAGCCATCGAAGACGGCAAGGACGCTGGCCAATTTAGCCGGTGGATACTTGATAACGAATTGCAATCAGCACCAGCGACTGAAGTTCGCAATGATGACGGTGATATTGGTTTGAACGATGAGGAGAAGGAAAGCTACTCACTCACTCGTGCGATCAATAATTTTGTTAATACTGGACAGTTTTCTGGTTTAGAACATGAAGCATCAGAAGCAGCCAAGAAGCGTTACGGTCGTAATGTTGACGGTCTCGTAATTCCAACTGACGTTTTGAATCATGCAAGCAAGCGTGCTTTAAACGTTGGCACAGCAACCGCTGGCGGAAATTCGGTAGGAACTGATTTGCTTGGTGCATCATTTATTGATCTGCTCAGAAATGCTTCTGTGATAGCTCAGACTGGAGCCACTACATTAAATGGTTTGCAAGGCGACGTTGCCATCCCTCGTCAGAGTGGTGCAGCAACAGCTTACTGGTTAACTGAAGTTGCAGCGGTCACTGATTCTGCACAGACCGTCGATCAGGTCACAATGACTCCAAAGGGTTTGTCTGCTCAAACAACTTATTCAAAACAGTTGTTGGCTCAAAGCTCATTGGACATTGAACAGTTTGTCAGAAATGACTTAGCCAGCATTTTGGCTATTGCTCAGGACTTGGCAGCCGTTCAAGGAACTGGTTCATCTGGACAGCCAACTGGCATCTGGAGCACATCTGGAATCGGCAGTGTTACTGCAACAGCTTCTCTATTCACTGACGTTGTGAACATGGAAAAGGAAGTTGCAATCGACAATGCATTGAACGGAAACCTTGCTTACTTATCGAATGCCACATTCGGTGCGAAGGCAAAGAGAACCGAGATCGCTTCCAACACTGCCAAGATGGTTTTGGCCGACGGAGAAATCAACGGTCGTCCGTTCTATACCTCAAATCAATTGCCAGCCACTTACAACAGTAACGCCAAATCTGGTGTGATCTTTGGTAACTGGTCTGATCTCCTTATAGGAAATTGGTCGGGAATAGATGTCGTCGTAGATCCATATTCTGCCGCAGGTACACGTCAGGTGAAGATCGTGACTAGCATGTTTACGGACATTGCGGTTCGTCATCCAGAATCATTCTGCAAAGCAGAGCTTACTCACTAATCCCATTAGTATTGTTACGCCATAACAAGGGCGGCGGTCTAAAAGCCGTCGCTCTTTTTTTTAAACAATGTCAACGATAGCACAACAACTCGCAGAGGACTTTGACGCAATCAAAGCCGACTTTCCTGTGACGATAACTCACAACGGAACTTCATACTCAGGAACAATGAGCGCGGCATCCAAGGGAAGAAACTTGGAAGAAGGCGGTCTGTTTCCTGACATCGACGCAATTTTGATTATGAAATCAAGTGACTTCACAACCAAGCCAAAGGCTGGAGAGAAGATATTGATCAACTCTTGTTTTGATTGTGCTTTGAGGTTGGCGAACTACCGAATCACTAACGTTGAATTTCCCGACGGCGCAGTGATCAACATCTCAATCGTCGGACTGACTCAATAACAATGCCAACATTTTATAACGATATAGATGGAAAGCTTGAGGCCATTCTCAAGAACCTTTTAACAACTCAGAAGGGAACAACAGGCAGTAACATTGCTTCAGTTGATATTCATACTGGCTTAAGCAATGAAGATGTTTCTGAAGATTTGATCTTTGGCTTGGTAGAAAGTGCAGCAGAAACTCCAGGTGGGACTGGAAACTTTATGTGTTCAGTCACGGTTGCTATTTATACTTCCGCACACGCAAACACTTTAGCTGTTCATCGAGCACGAGTTTCAGAGGTTCGTGATTTGTTTATGAACACAACAATTGCAACAAGCATCACGAGTGATTCAACCGAAGCACTGACTTGTCTCGCTGTTCAGAATTTCTCTTTCGACCAACGACTAGAAGATAATTATTTCGTTGGAGAAATTAGCTTTGATGCCTACTGCTATGGCAGCGAGTAAACCAAGGAAAAGCCAAAATCAATTCCAAGGGCATATTGCATAATTATAAAAATAATTATTATTGGAATGGAAATGATAATTGGAACAAATATAAAATTGATAACACCAGCAAAAACACTTTCCCAAAAAGGCTTTAGTAGTTCGTAGTAATTATGCCAAGCAAACCATATTGATTGGGCAATGTTTGCTATCAAAAGGGCAGCAAGAATAATTATATTAAGCAGGGAATAATCAAGCACTGAAGGAATAAATATCACATGGCAGCGAGTAAAGGAACTGTATCACTGAAGGTTCAGCATAAACTTTTTATGCGGGCCTTAAGAAAGTTTAGTGAGGTCACACGCAAGTCATCAACCAAAGTGTTGAAAGATGTTGCGAAACTTGTTGTGCGGGATGCAATGAGCCTGACTCCACCGAATCACAAAGATTTTGTTCGTGCTAATGATAAAGGGAACATTCCTTGGAAGAAGCAAAAGGAGATGGGGGAAAGTGCAATCATCTATGATTTGCTAGGATCAAGGGAGAGCAATAAAGAGCACGGAGGAGTTTTTCGGGTTCGTAAAAAACAAACATTTGCTAGAGCCAAGGAGCTTCAAAAAACACTTGGTAAAGACATGGCCGGAATGCAGCACGCTATTTGGGCCACGAAAGAAGGCAAGGTTTATGGCGTTGAGAAAAACCTCTACCAACCAGATGCTTCAATCGGCACGATGCGAAAGCATCACTACAAATACAGAGGTGCAAATGGGCGTGTCTCAAGAGGAGGAAGGGAAGACGTAACAATCGGAAGGCATGTGTTCATCGATAAAATGTTCGTCACACCACAAAAGATGAATGCCTACATGAAATATTTAAAGAAACGTATTGGCCAAGCTAAAGCGGGTTGGAACGCTGCTGCTCAAAGGTTGAAGACTTCAAAGATTCCGAAGTGGGTGAAGATGCATGGGACGAGCGGTGGTAGTGTTCGGGTTGATCTAAACAATTACATCCATCCAACGATCACGATTCAAAACAAAGTCGGATATGCACAGAAGCACGGTGCGGCTATTGGTATCGTGCGAAAAGCACTCAAGAGCCAAACAAAAACTTAA